ACGGCGTGATCGTGCGAACGGCCCCGACGATCTGCCCGCCCGACGATTGGCATTCAGCCAACGGATTCATCGGCGCTAGGCAGGCGTGCGAGACATTCATCTACGAGCCGGACGGCGGGCTCTCCTCAATGCACGTTGCGTCACCGAGGGCGAAGGCTTGACGCTCTCCGCAGATTATCTCCGAGAGGCAGAGTACCGCGCTCGTCGCTTCTCTGGTGCGTACACCGGCACGAGCGGCACGCTCGCCGCAGACGTTCTCAGACTCATCAAGGAAAGGGCAACCATGACCGCAGCGTTTGACCAACTCGAAGCCGAGAACCGAGCCCTCCGCGAAGCCGTCGCCGCTCGCATGGACGCGACGCCAGCGGACGACCCGAAGCATCGTGGCTACACGCCGATGGCTGCGTCGCTCGCCGGTTGCCGCCCCGCGCAGGAGGCCGCTGCCCGGTGCTTCGACACGACCGAGCAGGAGTCGCCGACCGAGATCGCTGACGCCGATGTGCCGACGATCCCCGTCGACTGGATCCTCCAAGGCGAGCGGGAACTGAAGGGCGAGAAGGAACGCGAGCCAGTTGACATACGTCATACCGGAGACGGGCTGCTCGCGCCGCAGGATGACGAGACGCCCGCTGAGCGGTTGCTGAGAGACGCGATCGACGTGATCCGCGACCGTCGCCCGAAGTACGGCGGCCCGCTCCACCATTTCGCCCGCACGGTGGGCATGATCAACGCCGCATTCGCCGACGTGCTGAAACGCCCGCTGACCCCAGCCGACTGGGCAGTCGTGATGACGCTCGACAAGGTCGCCAGGCACATGGGGCCGAGCAAAACGACCGACACGCCGATCGACCTGGCTGGCTACGCCGCCTGTCTGGCTGAGTGCGAGACGCTGCCATAGCCCCTACGGTCACGCCCGTTTTTCGACCAATCTGAACGGTCGGAGGCTGACGTGATCGCTGCGGCTCACTGGCGTCGAGGCGGACCTGACGGGCGCGAACCCATCGCGGCCGCCGGCGAGGTTGTGTCGCTCGCCAAGAACTACACGAAGAGCCAGGAGTATTGGGGCAAGGTCACGAGCAAGCGGCCCGCGCCGCTGACAGCCTCGCATGTGCAACTGGTCGCGTTCCGCCTCGGCTGCTCTCTCGATTCCGCCCGCCGGGCAATCCTCATGGGGCTCGTCAAATGATCTCGTCCGCTCCGCTGCAAGCCGCCTACGACCTCGTGTCGCTCGCCGAGAAGGTCAGAGCGTTCGTCGCTACGGCGAAGGTCAAGGCCGCTGGCGGGATCACGGTCTCCGAGTTTGGCGAGCTCGCCGTCGCCCTCATGCGGGTGGCGATTGAAGCGGCCGACGCGATCCCGGTCGACGGTGCCGAGCGAAAGCAGTTCGTTCTCAACGCGATCGCTCTCCTGTTCGACACCGTTGCAGACCGGGCGATCCCCGCGCTCGCGTGGCCCGTCTGGATCATCGTCAAGCCTGCCGCCCGCCAACTGCTGCTCTTGGTCGCCAGCGGTGCCATTGAATCGCTTCTGCCACTTGTGAGAAAGGCTGCCCCGTGATTACTGCCCTGCTGCTCGTTGCCGCTGCCGTTGTGTTGGCGTGGCCTTGGATTCGCGAGCACGCCCCCGAGATCGACCTCTCCAAGCTCGACCGCCGCCACTACGCGGCAATCCTGCTCGGGGCGGCAGCACTGGCGTCATACGCCCTGCGTTCTACGGCGGCCCCGCAGCCGCAGCCGACGCCGTCGCCGACAAAGCTCGATCTCCGTGGCACGTTCGTCGGGCCTGACGCAGCGTCCGACGCAGCCACCACGGCGGCCCTCTGCGGCGAGATCGCTGAACAGGTCGAGTGGGACGGCACGCAGCCAGAGCCGCTGATAAAGTCTGGCGTGGCGTTTGACGAGCTTCGCGTCCGCACGCGGCTCATGCTGTGCAAGGGCGAGAGCCTGGGCGAGAAGCATCCGCGAGCGAGGGAGGCGATTGAGCAGTTCTTAAACGCTGCCGCCGGCACATCGGGCGGGCCGCTCACGCCAGAGCAGCGGGCCAAGTGGGTCGCGGCCTACCGCGAGGTGGCTCGCGCTGCGGAGGCTGCCGCCCGATGAGCTCGTCTGCGAAGGCCCGCTGGCAAATCTTTGCTGCCGCCCTGCTCTTAGGGCTCGGGCTCGCCGTCGCCATTGAATCGTGGCGCAGCGATGGTCCGCCTGGCGTCTGGGGCGACGACAACTTCGGCTATGTCCCGAATCCAGAAGGCGTCGCCCGGTTCATGGCGGAACTGCCGCAGCCGATGTTTCGGCAGGCAGGGGCCGACGCGATGGCGAAAGCCAAAGGCGTCGACACGTTTCTCTACAGGGCGATGTTCAAGGCCCACCGCGCCCGCTACGGCACAGACTTCGTGGTCGGCAAGCAGTTGATCGGATCGTGCGTCGCGTGGGGTGCCATGCACGCCGTCTATTGCGCCGAAAGCGTGTCGTGGGAAATCGGCGAACTGGCCGAGCCCCCGATGATCCCGGCCACCGAGCCGCTGTACGGCGGTTCGCGCGTCGAAGCCCGTCGCAGCAACCCCGAAGGCTACGACGGCTCGCAGCCTGTCGGCGGGTGGAGCGATGGGTCGTTTGGCGCGGCTGCCGCACGCTGGCTTCGCGATTGGGGCGTCGTTTACCGCAAGCCATACGAGGGCATCTTCGACTACACGACGTACAACGCCAACCGCGAGAAGACCGAAGGCGCGTACGGTGCCGGCGGCCAGGGCGATAACTACCGGCTCGACCGGCTGGCGAAGAAACATCCCTGCAAGCACGTCGTGAAGGTCGAGACGTGGGACGAGCTCGCCGCCGCTTTGGAGTCAGGCTATCCCTGCACGGTCGCCAGTTCGCAGGGCTTTGCGTCGGTCGCCAACAAGGGCATCGCAGAGGCCAGCGGGACGTGGCACCACCAGATGTCTATCGTGGGAATCGTCCACAAGAAAAACGGCGCTCCCGCCGATCTCGCCTGCATCCTCAACAGTTGGGGTCCGCGATGGGTCCGCTACGAGGGCGGCAAGTTTCCTGCGGATCTCCCCGACGGTGCCTTCTGGGCGCGTCGCGAAGTCGTTGAGCGAATGATCCGCTCCGACACCTGGGCCATCGGCGGCGTCGCCGGTTTTGGATACCGAGACATTCACAACGGACGCTGGCTTGAGCCCGCGCCGATCGACTCTCTCTCGAAGGCTGATCAATGAAGCTCGACCGCAATACCCTCCTGACCCTCGCCGCCTGCGTCGCCATCGGCTACTGGCTGGCGAGCCCGCCCGATAAGAACGTCGCGCCGCTGGCAGACCGCCCTGTCCTCCGGTGGATCGTGAAGACCGCGAAGACGCTGCTCTGGGTCGCCGTGTTCGTCGAACCCGCCCCGCCAGAGCCCGAGGCTCGGCATCTCGTCAAAGCCCCTGCGATTGGAGACGACGGCTATACAGTCGTGGACCACGGAAAGGGTTGGTAGATGACGCTCTGGAATTGGATTCTCTGGATTCTCACTTGGCTCTCGTCTGACCCTGCGGTCTTCGACCGCGAGGCGGCTCGCGCGGCTGCCGCCGTCAGCACGGCGCGGGCCAGCATGGTCGTGGAGGCACCGAGCCCGACGCCGCCCGCCCCAGGCCCGAAGCCGAAGCCCGCGAAGTGCGAGGACTGCAACGGCACCGGCTGGATTACGCACGGTGACGGGCATCGCACGAAATGCCATTGCGGTGCCGCCGGCTGCCCAGACGGAAAGTGCCGCGTGCCGGGAGCGTCGCCCGCGTCTGGCTCACCGGCCAAGCCTTGATGCTGGAGGTGCGGTGGGCGACGCTCTCGATACGCTGACGCTGCGGGAACTTTGCGACGCCGTGCGCGAGCAGATCGGCCCACGCGCCGCCGAGCTTGAGCACACCTGCGACGTGATCGTCACCGAAATCTGCCGCTGCTGGCCGGAGCGGACGATGGCCGAGATCGCTGGCAAACTCTCCTGTGCGCGAGCCGCCGACGACGTGCTCGACGCGATCGCCGTCACGACCGCGAAGGTGCGGGAGAACATTGAAGCCCGGTGGGGCTGCAAGCCAAGCCACAAGGCGGCCCTCGACCTGGTGCTCCGAGCCTGCGTCGTTGAGTTTGCGAACCTCTGGTTCAGTTGCCCCGAGGCCCGCATCGGGATCCGAGCCGTCATCGCCATCGTGCGTCACAATCCCCGCGCCGCTTGACGACTAAGCGAAAATCGCCCGCCATGTCTGACGTACAGCGGACATTTTTCGGGCAGGAAACACCGAGGGCCGCCCCATGCCCAAACGCAAAGCCAAGAAAACTTCCCGCAGGAAAGCAGCCAATCCGAAGGTCGGTCCCGGCGAATGTGCGAAATTGGTTGATACGGATAACCCGCGTCCACGCACATCTGACGTACACAGTCCGATTATTCGCAGCACCAGAGACGGCGGGCGGGCAGTCTCTTGAGGGCGAGACGTATTCGGCCCGCGCCGCCCGTGGCGATCAGACGTTGATCCATGACGCCTGTATGCTCGGACGGGACGAGCTCGACGGAATCGTCGCCGAGGTCCAGGCGGCAATGGACGCTGCCCCGCGAACGACGGCACTGCCCGGCACCAAGGCGAAGGTTCTCGAAATGGAGGCCAGGGCGAGGCGGGGGCAAAGCATCTTCGTTGACCAGGATGCTAAACACGCCTGACGGCGCGTCGCGAGGCGGTCGGTTTCGTCCTTTCCCGGCCGCCTCGCCGCCGTCATTCACCTTGACGATTCTGGTCAAGGTCTAGCTTCGGCAA